CTTGGTTTAGGTGGTGACTCATCAAAGAAATATGAAGTCTCTATGTTAAAATCATACCCTGAAAGGGATTTGGTTTATTTTAGGTTGAAGCACTGTCAACCTTTTAGAGACATAACAAGTCATATGAGAGAGAAACCTCTTGAACATAAAACTACTTATCCTGTTAGATGTTCTTATAGGATTAAGAGAGTAGGAGAACACGAAGAGTATAAGGAGCTTCCTACTCCTGGTACAGGTATTACTCCAGATATGTCAGTTCGTAATGTGACTGAAGATGGTGTAGTTAAACGAAATTGGAACCATGTTTATACAGCACAAAATTGTCAAGGAATTCCTGGAGAGTGTGGTCAGGCTTATATCCACTACAACTCAAATGAACCAATGAAATTATTAGGAATTCATGCTGCCTGTAATGGACAGGATTCAGTTATTGCACCTATGTTTGTTGATGATATTAAATCTCTTTTTGAAGGAACTAATTACATTGAACAAGCAATATTAGATACTCGATATTTTGAGGATATGTTTGAAGCTGAAGGAATTTCATGGGAACATACTGACGCTTATCACTGTGATGGACTTAAACCAGTGTATAAGTTGTCTAAAACAGCGTCATGTCCTCAACATACTCAATTTGTTAAAACACCGTTACTTGAAGGAGTGGACATTAAAATTAACAAAGAATTAAAACATTTTTCCTGTCCTTATGTACAAACAGAAGCACCAGCATTGCTTAAAAATAGGGACGGACCCAATGGGAAGATTGAACCGCACAAACTCTGTTATCGAAAGATGAGAGGAAGGCACTTACCCCATGCACCAAAAGAGGCAAGTGATCATGACTGTTGGGATAATTGTTTTGGAGATTTATCTGGTAAAACAATAGAGATGTTGACTATTAATGAAGTAGTATTTGGTAAACCCTCAATAGGTTTGCCGCCAATAGACTTTACAACTTCACCCGCAGTTCCTTTCTCATTGAAAGGTGTTACACGAAAGGATTTGTTTAAAAGAGATCCAGCCGCAGAAGAAGTTAAAAAGATGGAAATTTATATTCAGGAAGTTATCAATGCTGAAGATTTACCACTAATAGATTTTAAGAAAATGTATATTCACCCTAGTGTTATAAAGGATGTTAATTACAGAATTAAGATGGCAAAATTAGGCATTGTAGTTCCACAATTGTCAACACATTGTTTAAAAGATGAAACTCGACCATTATCACGAGTATTATTAGGTTACACAAGAGCTTTTCAAATAGCACAACTAGGACATCTGATTTTTAGTAGGATGTGTTTGGGCATGCTTATGATACAAATAGAGCATGATCAAAAAACTAGTATTTGTGTAGGAATAAATCCGTTCTCACAACAATGGTCAGCTTTATTTAGGCGATTATCAAGATGGGGCATAGAACATAAAAATGCTTCAGATACTGATGTAGCTGGTTGGGATTTATTTTACATGATTGAAATGGCTGCTTTATTTACAAAAGAATTAGCCTGGAGATTAGGAAGGGAAGTGGATGAACTTATTTTTAGGTGCATTTACTCTGCTTTGTTATCATCGTTTTACGTCTTTATTCTTATAGGATGTATAGTTTATATAGCATTAATGATGGTGTCAGGTTCTTTAGCCACCTCATTTATGAACACTGTTTTTAATAGTGTTAAAACTTGTGTTATTTTTAAAGTAGCAAGTAAAAGACGATTTAATGAAGTAGTTCCGTTTAAAGACCACGCAGAAGATGCGCTTTATGGTGATGATTCAGTAATCACCTGGGACCCCGACATAACTCCATGGTATAATGGAAAAGTAATAGCAGCATTAGCCTTAGAGCTATTTGCTCATGTTCATACTGATCCTTCGAAAGGGGATGATATACCTGAAGGTAGAACTATATTGGAAGTAGAATTATTGAAAAGAAAGTTTTTACCGCTCTGTTTCAATATCGATGGCGATGTTGTTACGGATATTAGTGATGCATGTACATTTTCAAAAGTTATTTGCTTAGCACCTATAAGTGAAGCAACTTTAGAAAACATGTGCATGTGGGTTCAAAAACCCAAGGACGGAAGGAGTGTACCTGATGCTTTCCGTACTAATGTAGATAATGCTATGCGTGAATGGTCATTGCATGGTATTCGAAAATATGAGCATCATCAAAAGATACTTAATGTTTTCTTAAGAGCTTGCGGTCAACCACTTCATACGGAAAAGTACAGTGATGTACGTATGATGATGGAAAATTGTGCGCGCAGGTAGACCTTCATGCTCAGAGGTGAGCATAAACACCGAACCATAGGAAGACGCTTTGCCTGGAGTACACGACAAGCTTAGGCTGTACTTAGGGGATCAGGCTTCCGAATTAGATTAGCGTTTAGCTAGGATAGTTAGTCACTTTCGCTGCACACTCTATGATTCGCGAGTGTCCAATAGCGGTAAAACACGGATCGCACAACAAACAACAAATGAACAAACAACATTACAAGCTTTGAATACAACAAATGACGAAGATATTGTCAATCAGACCCATCAAGTGAGGTTTGAGGATACCACTGAAACAATTGAGATTGACAATAGATTACCGTTTCAAAAGCTTTATTCATCAGTGAATCCTTATCCTGATGAAACACCACGTCAATTACTCTCACGTATCGTAAGGTTAACGAACATACCATGGGGCCCTTCTGGCATAGGAGGCGCTGCTTTCATGACCTTTGATCCGTTGAGAACACTAGTACAAAATTCACCCACACATGCAATGATACTCGGAAATATTATTAATGGTGGAACATTTGGAGGTATGTACCGATATCTCAGATGTTCAATGGAAGTAACTTTTAAGTTAAATACAACACCATATCATCAAGGAGTAGTGTGTGTAGGATGGACACCACAATTGGTCCCTAACGCATGTTATACCAAGTACTATGCACCTCAGATGGACGGAACATTATTGTCCGCGTCAGTTCAGGACCAGGCAATAGTAACTATCCCATTCTGCTCATCTAGGCCACATTATGATCTTTACGGTTCAGGATCTTACTTACAAAGTCATCCAAGTACAGTTTGGATGGTGGTAATAAATACTTTGGTGGCAACACAACCAAGTATTACTGATACTATAGATATATCATGTTGGATACAACTCAAAGACATTGATATCTATGGTATTGTACCACAAACTACACCTTCGGACATGAAAATTAAAGCAAAGAAGTTACCAGAAAAGAAAACAACTAGCTCAGATGACATGTACGAAGAACAAGCAGATTTTAATAGAGGTAAGACTAACAAAGAATCTCAAACTAAACAACATGCTGGATTGTCAGCGAAAGGAGTAGCAGATTTAGTAGCACCAATACTATCTACTGTTCCTGTTGTAGGAGATATTGTTAGGTTAGGTAGTATGATTATGAATATGTCAAAACCAACTTCAGATCAAGCAGTTACCTATACTATGGATCGTCAAAATAGAGGTCATTCAATGCAAACAGGAGAAGATTTTTCAGAACCTTTGAGCCCTTTTCCGTCTTTTAATGTTACAAAAGATTTAGGGATGGAATCATCAGAAATGCACGCAGTGGATTTTGCAAAGAAACCATGCATGTTATATCAATTGACAGCGACAACAAAAGGCATTTTAGACCAGTTAATTATTCATCCAATGAATTATTTTGTGTCAACGCAAAGAACAGAACCAGATTACTTAGCGTTTACGACATCAATGTTTAATTACTGGAGGGGATCAATTAAATTTCTTTTCCAATTTGTAGGTTCACCATTCTATTCATGTAGATTTAGAATCTCAGTATCACACACTAATGCACCACCTGCGACAATAGGTGATGGGACAGGACATTTTTCCCGTGTAATAGATGTAAAAGGAGATACATGGAGTAGTATTACTATTCCCTACTTGAACAAAAGAGTGTGGTCTTACACCTTAGCAACATTTGAACCAACATATCACGATTATGCATACCTTACGATTGAGGCTTTAACCGACGTAATGGGAAGTTCGTTACCAGCAACAGCAAAAATATATATTAACATATATAGAGGAGCTGGTAATGATTTTCAATTAGCAGGACCACGTGATGCGTCAGGAATCGACCCACCTTCCACAGTGGGCAGAGCGAATAAAAATAGCTTATTAGCATCGGATTTGTTTTTAGAACAGTGTTCACTCAAAAGTAAGTTTTCAGAGACTTTTGAAGGAATTACTGATCAACAGACTGGTATGACGGAAGTCGGATTATTAATGTCAAGTACATCATCGACATTATCTGATTTATGTAAGTCATTTCAGGATTACCAATATCCACCAGCTTTTGAAAATTTTTCATATCCCAATGTCGTATCGAGCCCGACGTTACAGAAGCAACCTTTGTTCTTCTTAGCAACGGCGTTTCTTTACTGGAGAGGTAGCAGGCGTATCAAAGTTACCAATTCAGAAACGACAAAAAGCTTTTCGCTTTGCAATTTCAATCAGTCAATAAACAGAAGTGGACCCCAAAGTTTATTTGACGAACAACTAGCATCGGCTGTAGTGCCATGGTTTAGTGTAGAAGCATATTATCCAACAGATGGACGTGATTTAATTAGCGCGTTTACTTATGCGAAACCCGCAATCTGTTACCCTTCAACTGCCATTAATGACGTAGGTTATTATTGGTTAGCAGCAGGAGATGATTTTGCCTACTACTTTCCCGTACAACCATTTGTTAGTGTACTGTTTACCCCACCTGTGAACAAGGAAAAGGTAAAATAGCATAGCCAACTGGACACCACGTGTATAACTGCGTGGGAGCCAAAATACGCACAGTTAGCACATATCAAACACATGTTTAGCACACAACATTTATTTAGTATAAACTCGCACACTGAATAATAAAATACGCACCAGAGTATCCTAAAGTAATTGGATTTCTAGTATTAACCGATAGGCAACCCCTAGCTCGGACCCTGG